CTATATTTTTTTGTACATCAGCCATTACTTTCATTCTAGCAGTATTTGGAGTTGCTCCACTTATATCACTAAATGTTAATGATGTAGAACCATCAGAACCACTTGATATAGTAGGTGATGTATCAATTACACCATTACCTAATGAAGCTACAATACTAGATGTATTTACAAATGTTGCATTAGACACACTGATTGTATTTGAGTTAACATCAAATAATTGTTTAACAATATAAACTGTATCTGTAGTAGTTGCTCCAGTTCTTAATGTTTTAACAGCTGTTTGTGGTAATTTAAATATTAAACCATTATTACCTACATCAAATAAATTACCTATACTTGCTAAATCACCTATAAAGTTTTGTGTATTACCAGTTTGATTTACAGATTTTACTGAACTAAATACATTAGAACCAGTCATATTAATATCAAATAAATAAAGTCTTAGTTCATTGTTTACAAATTCTAAAGCTCTTGCTCTTGCAGTACCGATTTTATTACTATTTGACTGAGTGCCTGCTATATTAACACTATGTAAATCTATTGTACTAAATTCATTTACATCTGGCATACCTTTTACTGTTGCTGCTGTTAATTTAACAAAGTTTCCAACTAAAACTGAAGTTGTTGAAACATTAACTGTATTAGTAGAACTTGCGCCTCTTGGCTTTTCTACTGTTAATTGTTTTGTAATACCATTAGCAACTCTAAATCCTTTTACATAAGCAACTGATGGGTCAATACCAACTTGAAATCTATTATCACCGAATGTTGTAGCATCAGCTGTACTTAAAGATTCTTCTGCTTCAATTTCACTTACTGTTTTAAATCCAAAATTATCACCAGTTTTTAAATATTCTTTTAAATTAATTTGAAATGGCTCTACAACATAGTCGCCGGATTCTTCAAATGTTCTTCTTGCTAATCTTTCAGTTAATTCAGTTTCTGTATTTTTATCTGTTTTATCTACAGCTGTTAAACCATTTTCAATTACCAATAAAGTAATATAATTATCTTCTGTTCTTGATGCTAATGATAAAGGCTCTTTAATAAGAGTTGTACTAATTTGATATCTTAATGCTCCTGGTGCAGCTGCATTTGGAACACCTTGTGCGTTATCAAGTAATGTAGTATCTGTACTTGAATCAATTTTAGATTCTGTGACTTTTAAACCTACAATATAACTTGGTGTATTTGTATATTTGTCTAATAATAAAGAACCTGCTGGTACAAAAACAAAAGTACCTGCTATAAAGTATACTCCTTCTTCAATATTAATTGATGAACCCAGTCCTGTAGAAGATGAAGCTAATGATTTAGCATGCCTAACTATACCACTTGTTGTACTTGTATCAGATGTTAATTCTTCACCATTTGCAAATGTTTGACTAGTACCAGTAAAAGTTAATACAGTTGAATTTGCTATTGTTTGATTACTTGATAATGTAAGTGTGGTACCACTAATTGCAGAAACTGTCACTGTACCACTTATACCAGTTCCTGTGACTTTTTGTCCAACTTTAATTAATGTATTTGCTGCAGATAAAGTGACTGAAGTACTATTACTTACAGCACTAGCTACAGTTGCTTCAGTACCAGCAGCTGTATATTGTAAATATAAAGTTGCTGGGTCTCCACCAGATACAGCAGCAACTGCTTGTTTTACAATAGCTGTGACTCCTGTTGTCGTACCAGTAATAGTTGAACCTACAAATTCATCTAAATAATTATCAGTATTTAAAGGCCCCTGTGATGAATGAGTAAATGATGATTCAACTTTTACAAAATCATAATTTACATTAAGTGTAGCTTTACCATTAACAACTCTTGAACCGTCTTTAAATGCAAATTGACCATATCTATCAATTTGAGCTTGTAATGCTGTTTGTAATTGAGTTAATTCTCTTGCTTGAACCGCATGTCCAGGCCTAAAAAGAACTCTATGATAATTTTTAGTTTCGTCAAAATCATCAAAATGTGGTGCTTCTAAAAAACTTTTTACTACTGTTGTTGCCATAAATCTCTCTTCCTAATATTATCTATTAGAATTCTATAATAACTTTAATATCTTCAATCTGTGATGTTGTTCTATTAATTGGGTTTCTATTTTCTAAAAATAGTATATCACCACTATGTCTATCTACTTCTGGAGCTACTACTGCATCAGCTATATAAGTTATACCACTTACTTGATTTGATGCATTAGCTTCTAATGTTCCTGCATTACTAGAAGTTTGACCAGTGACTACTTCTCCAGTTGTAAAAGACTTATAACCGGTTTTAGAATTTTGATGGTATCTTACAAATCCATTTGATGTATCAATTTCAACTACATATGCTTGAGCTCCTGATGTACCACCTACAAGTAATTCATCAATTACATAATTTGATACATTTGCAGATGAATTAAAATCTAAAGCTTTAGTACCTTTTAAAGTATCTGCTGTAGCTAGTAAACCAGCTAATGGAGTTGAGTTAAATACTCTTGGCTCATTAAATAAAGTAATTTGTCTAAAATCATTACCTACTGTTAAATCACCACCATCATTACCATCTAATTTAGAATTAAGTGATATAAAAAATCCGCCTAATTCTGCAACTGGGTCAACACCGTGACCAGCTTTTGGAGCTATAACTGCTCTTGCAGTGGCATCTGAACCTCCACCACCAGTTATAGAAATATCTGCAAATCTATAATCACTACCTTTATTTTGTATAGTGATACTCGAAACTGTTTGGCTTGAACCAGAACCAGCCATTGTAATATTGCCTGCAGCTACTGTGGCTCCTGTTCCATCACCAGTTATTACCACATTAGGTTTACTACTAAAAGATGAACCAGCAGCTGTGACTTCAATTCTTTCAATACCAGCAGCTGTTGATGAATCTCTTGAAGCTTTTTGGTTTAAGTATTGAGCAAAGTCAGCCTCTGAAAGACTAGCTTCGGCAGCTGCATCATTTGCGTATGCAAATGTAAGTATACCTGATACTGAACCACTTGGTGTACCACTTAATGTTAATACTGAACCATTAATTGCTGAAACAGTTTTACCAGAACCTACATTAGTTCCTGATACTGTCATACCCACAACTATTTCTGGTACAGTTTCAGTTAATACTATTGTAGTTGTAGATGAAGCTACTGCTACTGTAGCAGTTGCGCCTAATGACACAGTTTTTACTGGCATATAACTATTAGTTAAAAACTTTTCAGCATCTGTGACTGATATTGTATACATAAACTTCCATGTATATCCATCTGATTCTGCTGTTGGGTCAGTTAATGTTTGAGTTGGTTGTATACTTGAAGCACCTCCACCAGCTATGATGCATTTATATACTTTAAACTCAGATGTGACTATGTAAAACGCTTTATCAAAAATATCTGGGTCGTCTGAGTCCCATGCTACATATGACCTTCCGGAAGTCCATGTATGTCTTGGTACTACATGTGCAATATCTGCTGCTACGATTTTTTTCAATCCTATTAAATTAGCTCTTGCTTCTCCTAAATCGTCCAATCTATCACTTGGTGTAAATGGAGTAGTGTCAGTAGTATCTGAAGTAGTCAATGACCATGGGTCTGATTTACCTATACCTACGTATACACTAGAACCTGATATTTGCTCTTTAAAATGTTGTGCGTTTAAAGTTCTAAAATTTGATGTTATTATTGCTGGCATTTTCCTGTCCTAATTATTCAATGTGTACAAATGTACTAGTGTTATTATTATTTATATCACTTGAGTCGATAGTTTGCAACGTTTTATTACCTAAAGACTCAATTGTTCTGTTAGTATTATAAAGCCTTGGACTTGTAAAAAAATTGTCCGTACCTTTTCTTTGTATATAATTATTATTTATTATAGTTCTAAAATTATCATTTTTGACTTTTACTCTATGTTCTGGTAAAAATTTATCTGCTGAACTTGATGACTGAGTTATTGTCCAATTTGCTCCACTTGATAATGCACCAATTTTTAGTAATCCACCATTAAATAATGTTCTGCCATCTTGTGAACCAGAGGCTTGTCTTGGATTTACTACAACACTATCTATTGGTGTCACTTCATTATGATTACAATTAATTTCTAATACTTCAGCTACATCTTTTACTCTTGTTTCATTATTAGGTCCACTACCAAAAGATATAATCGGGTCAAATACATATCCATTACCTGCATTTGATATATTTACTCCTGTTATTTCTCCTTCTGAATCTAAAGTAAAATTAGCTACTGCTTTTACGTTTGTACTTAGTAAATTACCTTCAGCATCAACTGCAGTTGGTTCAGGGAATATTATAGTAGGAGCTGTTGAATATAATTTATTTGATAATCCAACAAGAGATATTGAAGCTATTTTACTTGCATTTGGATTTGCTGGAACTGAACCAAATAAGTTAGACCAATTACTACCTCTACTAGTAATTGTAATTGCTTCACCATTTAATTTACCTTCTGAATCTAAAGCTATTGATACAACTGGTGCAACACCTGTAAGTCCATCAATGGCTACACCATTAAAACTTATTGATACTGAAGAACCAGTATATCCAAATCCAGGTTCTTCTACTGTTAAAGCTTTTAATTGACCATTTAAGGAAGTTGCTGTTCCAGTAGCTGTTATACCTGTTAATGTATGTGTTGAACCTACACCAAGGCCTGATATATTAATTTCAGCTTTTGTAGTAGTATTTTGATATAGAGATATCGCATTACCGGTAATTGTTTTTATATAATAAGTACCGCCTGCCTGTAATCCACCAATAGCTGTTCCAGTAGTTGAATACACTAATTGGTCATCAACCTGCCATGAAGCTCTTTGTGTAGCACTTAATGTTATAGTATTATTTGATGTACTTACAATTGATGAACTTGAACCATTAAATGTCTGAGCTGTTGGAGCAGAAAATGCTATTTGTGGTATACCATAATCTCTTCCACCATCTGTTATCGTAACTGAAGCAACTGAACCGTTTGTTATAACTGGTGTCAATGAAGCAGTTGTAAATCCACTAGCAACTGCAGCATCAGATGTAGTTATTGTTGGAACAGCTGTATAACCTGTTCCACCATTTGTTATGGTAATAGCATTTATTACTCCATTTTTAAGTGTAAGTGAAACAGTTCCTGATTTATGAATTTTAGTAATTGGGTTTGGTAAAAATGTTGATACGAACATTTCTATGAGTAATGGAATATCTTCAGGTCCTACTATACCAGGTTGTCTTGTCGGAATTGCTGATAAAACTTTTCTTACACCTAATGGTAAACCATCGTTTCTTATAACATCTTGTTTAATTTCATCTTCACCTAGTACTGCTTTTGTCAATTGTAAAAATATTAATATTTCAGCAAAATAAATAAAGCCAGCTGGGTGTACTAATTTATTATAAGATAAATCCCAGTCACTTAAATTTTTACCAGTTTTAATTAAATAAGAAAACTTTTGAAACTTTTTACTATCCTGTATTTTAATACTATCAGATAAAAATCCTTTATTATCTAAATATTGTCCACCTCTTGATAATGATGGATTAACATCCCAATTACCAGATGATGGTATTAATACTTTATCAAAAGGAAATTCTATTTCAGCAAAATCATTAAATAATATTTGGAAAAATATTTCAATAGAATCTGTTGTACCTCTTAATCTATAAAAATCTATTATTTGTTTATATAAAGTTCTTTTATTTACTGTGACTCCTCTTGGAATTGTAGCAGCAATTTCTTTTTGCATTAATTCAAGATAACCCTCATCATTAGTATCGATATCCATAGCTTCTTCAATAGTATTCATTACATATGATGGACCTGGACCAACCCAATTTTTTTGTATTGTAGTTAATTTAGCTGTATGATTATTAAAAGATTCTAATCCAGTGACAGTAAATGTTTTACCTATTTCAGATGTAGATGTTGCAAGTGTACCAGGTAATTCATTACCATTTGTTATAGCAACATTAATTGCATTTAAAGTTATATTATTAGTAGTTCCTGTAGGTGATGTAAGTACTAGTGTGGAATCAGCTCCTGACTCATCTGTAAAAAATTTATTGTTTTCATTATTAGGGTCTGGTATTCTAAATTGAGCTTGGCCATTAAGTACAACATCAGTAAATGTATTAGTTTCTTGAAATATGAACTCATCCATATTCATAAATGTATAGTAAGCTTTTAAAAACTTATCTAATTTATCTTTATTTTCTAATATTTCAGAAGGTACTAATTGATTAAGACGTACATCTTCTCTTGTTGCAGACAAAGTACCTTGTTCGACTTCAATCGCACCAGGTGTTAATGTCTTTTTATAACCCATTATTTAAATCTTGAAGTTGTTTTATAATTAATAGAACCAGCTGAACCTGCAGTTGCTATAGTATCTACTTCTGGTGTTATTACTACAAAACTATTATCTATAGAAATTAACTGGTCTCTTTTAGGAGCTAAATCTAATGAATTAGGTATTACAGTAATTTTAATAGCATCAGTAGTATCAGGTCTAAATTTATTTAAAGTTATTTTACCATTTTCGACATCTATCTCTCCAGCATCAGATATAACTGTTATATTTTGTTGATTGACAACTTTGTATACAATAACATTTCTTTTTGTAGAACCAACAATTGGTTCATCACCAAAGAAATGGTCAATATTATTTATTTTAAATGCAGTTGAATTAAGTAAAAACTTTGTTGAATCTCCTGACTGAAAAAATGGTGATGAAAAAGATAAATTAAAATTATTATCTGCATTATTTACTGGTGTAATATTTTGAAACATTCTTGGACGTATTATTGTATTTAAAATAGATGGGTCACTATTATCTATTGCTCTTGTTAATTGTGAGTGTCTAAATACACCGTCAAACTTATTTAAATTATTAAAATTATAATCTGTTATTGTATCTCTTACAACAGATGATAACTCAACTGAACTTCTATCAGTTAAATTAGGATTAAATTTAAAATTAACATCTAATTCTAAATGAGTAAAGTTGGGGTCAACAATTTCAGGTGTAATTGAAACAACATTTTTACCTTTCAATATTGAACCAATAATATCTGTTTTTTCTGATTCTGTAAGTGTATCAGCTAATAAAGGTTTTATAGCAATATAAACTCTACCAAAATCTGGTGGGTCGTTATCTTCACCACCCCATGTTGATATTGAATCTATATTAGAAAATTCTTTTTTAATAATAGATGCATAATCATCAGCCGTCACAGCTCTGTTTTGAGCTATAAAAGTAAGTGGTGCATTAAATCTTATTGATTCAGATGTTTCAGCTTCAGCTCCACCTGCAGCAGCACTATCTAATGTAAGTGTAATACTAGAAAATCCTCCAATTGAATCTACCATGGTAAAACTATTAGCACCATTACTTTCTTTACCTTGTGTTGTCATATAATCTATAGTAACGATGTTATTATTTGATGGTTTAAATCCAGTTACGCCATCTCCAAAATGTACTTCATAATATCCAGCAGCATTCTCTTGTAAAAAATAAACCTTTGATGTAGAATCAACTCCTCTTAATGTTTCAAATTTAGTATATACATCAAATGCTGTTGATTCTTGGTTTGCCTGTACACGTACGCGTAGCGTGCTCGTGTCAGCATCAAAATCTGAAAGTTGAAATTTTTGATTTTCTATATCATTATCAACTCTATATTTTATTTCTCTTAAGTCGCCTTCTACAATTGAAACATCACTAAATGTATAAGTTGTTCCAACTAAATTAGCTGTTTGTGTATTTAATACAACAAATTGAAACTCTTCTCCACTTACAGATGTATTTAATTTTGTACCTCTTGGTAATGTAAGTGTAGTAGGTATCGTTCCAGTTTCTCCTGCAATATTTACAACTATATCAACTTGAGCTCTTGGTGATAAAACTGACCTTGGTGTATAACCAAGTAATTTAGCTCTAGTGACTACATTACCTCTAAGTTGAGCAGAATCTAAAAATGCTTCATTTAAACTAAAATGCGCATTCATAGCATTATAATGTGTATTATACGCTAATACATCTAATAATACATTAAGACCTGAACCTTCAAAGTCATAATCATTAAATTCTGTTTGTTGTTTTAAAAAGTTTTTTAGATTATTTTTAATATCTAAAAAATCTAGTTCCGTTACGTTTAAATTTGTTGCCATTTTATCTTAACCTTCTTAATACTATTTCAACTGCATCAGATTGATTGTTTTGTTTTATTCTAAAATTTACTTTTATACGATATGAATTTGTATCAAATACATCAAAAATGTCTATACCTAATACTTCTATTCTTGGTTCATATTTTTCTAATACAAATCTTATGTTATCTCTTAATTCTATATTTGTTATAACACCAACCGGTTCAAAGAGTAATCCTCTTAAATTAGCTCCTAAATCATCTTGGAATGGTCTTTCATAAAAATTACTTATTAGTAAATTTTTTACTGCGTTTTTTACAGCAGCATCATCCTTTAAAGGTATTATATCTTTACGTATTGGATGTATATTTAAAGACAAATCTAAATCACGATGAGGCTTTTTTCTAGAAACAATCTTAGCTTGTTCTAGATTACCTGATATTTGTTTATCTCCTGAATATAATGCCATAATACTATTTATACTCTTTATGTTGCTCCTTCGGGTACTTGTGATTCAATTCCTTGTAATGTATTACTTACTGTAGTAATATTACCAAATCCACTTAAATCTAATGTTGTTGGTATACCTATAAGTTTTAAAAAATCGCAGAATGTAAATGTAGCCCATTGAGTCAAGTCACCTAAACCAATTTGTTTAAAAAACTTATCTACAGTTTCCATCCACTTTCTTAATAAATAAGTTTGCCAATTTTCTCTAAACTCTTTTAATTTAGCAGATATTCTAGCAATTTTAAAATCTAGATTTTCAAACTTATCTTCAAAGTCACCACCAAATAAAGCACCTACTTTAAATCCAAGAATTTCTAAATTTTCTAATTTATCTAATATACCTTCATGCATTTTTCGTAATAACTTTTCTTTAGTTAAATCATCTTTTATATCGCCTAATTTATCTAACTCTGCTTGAAAGTTAGCTTTTTCTTCTTCAATAATTGCTTTAATTAATGCTCCTACATCGGGTCCTGTTAAAGGTATAGGTAATTCTGGTAAACCTAATGCACTCCATATTTCATCAAACTTATCTATTAAACCACCAAATCCACTAAATAGTTGACCATTCATAAACTTAGTTGCTTCATTTTTTATAAAGTCCATAATTTGTTTTGCTTTAAGTTCTTGATTTTCTAAACCAAATTCACCGTCAAAATATTTGTATTCATCAGGTAATAATGCATACAATGAATCTATTTTATCATTACGTAATTTATCAATTTCTTTTTGTAATTCTTCAGCTGATAAATCATCGCCTAACTGCGCAATTTTAGCTTCTATGTCAGCGCCAAACCCAGATATATCTGCAGCTATAGAATCTAAATATGCTCGGTCAGTGACTAACTTTAAAACATCTATTTGTATACCAAGAATTGGTACAGTAAACTCTATTGGAAATAATGTTGTAATTAAATTCATTATTTGAGTTTGTATATACATAGGATATTCTTCAATTAACCTTTGTATTATAATTTCCCATTCTTTTTCTGGTATTTCTAATTTTTTAAACTTAGGGTCATAAGGACCAAATAGTTTTCTTATATCATCAATAATTTTTTGTATTTCATCTGCTTGTTTTTCAAACTCAGCTTTTTCTTCTTCAATTAAATTTTGTGCTAAAGCTTTTAATTTACCTGGAAGAGTAGCTAAACCACTAAAAAAGTTAGATAAATTAACTGGTTGTGGTAGTATAACTTCTGCGCATTCTAGCTCAGGTAAGGTTATTTTTGGAAGTTCGGCCATTATATAATTGTTGTTTTTTCAGCTGATGTAATTGTAATAGCTCCAGAAGATGTAATACTTGTAGTTCCTCCATTAGCTATTGAAACATTATTATCTTTATCAATAGTAATTGTGGCTCCATTAGCATGTTGAACAGTAATTTTTTCATCGCCTTCTTTATTTTCAAATTCTATTTTATGGCCAGCTTTTGTATGATGTACTTTATTTGTTGTTGACGCAGTTGATGGTATATCTTGTTTAAAAATATCGATTTTTTTATTCTTGCTGAAATCAAAAGTTTCGTCAGCTGTTTGAGTTGCAATTGAACCTATAACCATAGGGTCTTGAGCTGATGGACCATCTCTAAAAAATCCTACAACCCATGAACCTTTTTCTAAATGATGATTACCGCCATTGCCTTTTATAGATGCTGACGTAACTGGCATCATAACAGTAGCCCAAGGTAAATCAGTTGTTTTTATTTCTTCACTATCATAATAACCATAAGCTCTTACTTTAACTCTATTTAAATTTAGAGGGTCATCTATTTCTTCTATACTTCCTAAGAACCAAGTAAATAGTCCATTTTTATATTGGTCATCTTTTCTTTTCATTATACATCTCCAATAAAATCTACTGGATATGTCAATAAAGAATCTTTTATAGCTTTAACTTTCATTAAATATCCATTTTTGTTAAAGGTATGTTCAACTCCTTGCACTAAATAATTTCCACCAGTAAATTCATCCATAAAGTCTTCTTCATTATCTACATCTTTTTGTATATCTGCGTATTTTAATGTTTCTAATTCAATAATATTGCCAGGAGTCATTTCAAAATCTCCAGCAAGGTCTATTTCAATAGCAAAATTATGAAGTAATTTTCCAGCAGTAAAAGCTTTTAATAAACCATTACCATCTGTATTAGCATGATAATTTACTCCTTCATCAAATGCATGTTTATTAAGTGATTGATAATATTGTTTATATTTTAAATCAAAAAGAGTTGAATCAGTATCTGTAATTTTCATTTCTGGAGCTACAGCTGGAAACGCATTTAAATATTCTTGAAGTGGTTCTTCATTCCAATCAAATTCATGTTTATTAATAGTTTTAGTTGATATATCTATAGTATTTAATGTTGAACCAAACATACCAATTTCAGCTGGAGTAAGCTTTGAAAGCTCCATAGAAGAATTAAACTTTCGTATTTTAAGTTTTTCTTCCATGAATATTTCATCAGGTTTCTTACCATCTAAAGTTCCACTAAAAAATGGATTTTTATTATAAACATTAAAAGGAGTATCTTTATTTTTTAATAAATGATAATAAGATGTAAATATTAGTCCATCTTTAGCTGTTTCATAAAAAAACATTGGAGAGTTATTAATAGTTGCATTTCTCATTAACCATTGAATTGCATCATAAGGTTTTAAATTAGGATATATACCTTTCATTAAACCTTTACTTGAAACTTGAATATCAATTTCTGATTGTAAATGAGATTTTACAATATCTTCAATTAAATCTTTTGCTGGTCCATTAAAAGGTTTATTTAAAAGCTTTTTATTATTTAAATAAGCATGCTTTGATACACATACTAATGTATATGCTTGGCTTGATGGAGTTGGTTCTGAATAATTAGTAATATCAGAGACTTGTAAATTTAAATTTAAAACTTTTTCTTCACCGCCAGGTTCTACTCTGCCTATAGAAATTCTAATATTTTCATTACCAGCTAATTTTATTTCAGAACCTAAATTAATTGAATCTTCAATAAATACAAGTACTATAATACTTTTCATATTTAAATTTTCAATTATTTTTATTTGATGCACTAAATCTGTAAATGAAAAAGTATGACCACTATTACTTATCATTTCAATAGCATTTACAGAAAATCCTATAGGACTTATACTTTCTTCATCTTTAGTTGTAAAATTACCAAACATAATAATTATCTATTGATTAAATCTTTGAATGCTTTTGAAAATTTATTAATAAAAGCTGGGTCTACATATCTTATAGTTGCATTAGAATCATTTTGGTCTTCTAAATAAGCACGATTACTAACAAACTCTAATTGACTATGATTAACTCCACCAGTAATAAAGTCATTACTTGTCACTGGTCTTTTTAACGCGTCGCCAGCTTTATAGTAATAATATGGAGCATCAATATATTTGTATACTCTATTTGATGAAACTGAATTAGTTGAAGTTTGACCTACTATTAATTCAGGAGCTGTAAAAGTTCCTGTAGTATCTTGTACAATTAATTGACTTAAGTCAGCAATTTTTTTAGTGACTGTACCAGATGCATTAGATGTTGAACCAATTACTGTTTCGCCTAAAGTAAATCTGCCAGATAAACTATTTTCAAAATCGCCATCAGGTCCACTTGTGACTTTGGGACTAGTTTCTATCGCAAATCCACGATATTCTTTTAACATATAATCTAATAAAGACTCTTGACTTAAAGGCCATGCTCTATAACCATCATGTAAATGGTCATTAATTACAAAAAATGTCCAATAATATCTAGAGGTTCCATATAATCTGCCTGATACTATGTCTGGCCTTTCACCATTTTTTACATTATAGAATCCATAAGCAGAATATGTATCTAAAAAACTAGGTAATGGTCTTACACTTCTGTATAAATCAACCATTCTTTGTACAACGCCTGTACGATTAAAATCATAATCAACTTTTGGAAATTGTTTAAAATACATTATTGTTAATCTCCATTTGTTTTAGTTTTACTAGCTGCTGAATCATCTCCTCCAGTACTTGCTTCTTGATAATATCCATCTGCTTCATCTATATCTGAATCTGCTGGATATAAATCTTGACGAACAAGAACTCTTTCTTCTTGGAATGTAAGAGTTAAATCAACTTCTACTGGAGCTCCAGTATCTTGGTGAAAAGTATTAGATGTTGCATTAAATACAGAATCTAAAGTAGTTAAATAACATGGCTTTATTTTTGGTAAATAATTATTTATTCTGCCTTCTGCATAAAATGAAATATGAAATAAAGGTGGATATACTAAAGCAATAGACCCCATTCTTTTTGGGTATAAAAACTTTCTAAAAGTTCTTTCTATAGCCACAATTTTGGCTGATTCTTCAGCATTGCTTGCTACTAATTTAAAAGCAAATTGATATCCTCTTATATTTGTAGTTTCAAATGCTGTTCTAGTATAAGGATTTGTAGCAACTCCCGCCTTTAAAGCAGCTGAACTTGTTATTTTTTCTATTGTACTACCAGGTGTTGCCCTTTTATCTCTTGCTATTAAAGCTGTAGCAAAAAGGTCTGCTTCACTAATTGAACCGTCTTGGTTAGCAAACATTTTTTGAGCTCCAATTAAGCCAGCCTTTAAAACACCAGCATTAAATCCAGAATAGTTCGCACCGTCTGTCACTGATAAGCCAGGTGGGTGGTATAAATATATTGCTACTTTATCGTCGCCGTTATTATTTTTTATGCCAAATCTTATAAAAGGATATCCTTGATTAGCTCCAGCTTGTAAATCTTCTGGAAAGTAAAAATGTTGTTTATCATTTATATCAACTCTTTCTTGAGTTAAATCAAGATTCTTTAAATTTTCAATAAATCCTTCAGCATTTTCTTTGTCAGCTCTCTCTTGTGCACGTTTTTCACGTCTTGCTTGTCTTGCTGCTTTTCTTTCTGCTTGGGCTGCTTTTTGTTCGGCTAACCAGTCATCAAATCTTTTACCCATACGTTTTTCCTATATAAATAAATATAAATATTTTTTTACTATAGAGTTATTTATATGAGTTATAAAGGTAGATACACATTAAAACATCCAGAAAAGTATGCAGGTGACGCTAAAAAAGTAGTATATCGTTCTTTATGGGAAAGACAAGCATTTAAATGGTGCGAAAATAATCCAAATGTTAAAATGTGGAATTCAGAAGAAGTAGTTGTACCATATAAATCTACTGTAGATAAAAAACTACATAGATATTTTGTAGACTTATTAATACAAATGAACGATAAATCAACTTATCTAGTTGAGATTAAACCAAAAAAAGAAACAAAGCCACCTAAAAAGCCTAAAAGACAAACTAAAAGATATATCAATGAACAACTTACATTTATTAAGAATCAAGATAAATGGGAGGCTGCAGCAGAATTTGCTGAACATAAAGGTTGGAAGTTTCAGGTATGGACTGAAGAAACTTTAAAAAATTTAGGTATAAAGATACTATAAATCTGTATAAATAGATTATATGGCAAGTTTATTTGATACATTACAAGCAAATGCATTTAGAGCTGGAATTAAAGCGCGTACACGAGCATCGCGTAAATGGTTCTCAACTAATGTTAAAAATTTACAGGTATCAAGGTCAGCTCTTTTAAGAGATACAGCATTAAAAACAACTAATGTGCCAGTTCGTGGTAGTATGTATATGTATTTTTATGACCCTAAGTTCAAAGCAACATTACCATATTATGATAGATTTCCATTGACAGTATTAGTTGATGGTGCACCTGGTGGATTTTATGGATTAAATTTACATTACTTACCATACGGCACTAGGGCAAAATTTTTAGATGATTTAATGGCATTTGGTCCACCAAACGCTACTGAAAGTTCACGTCTTACAGGATTAAGATATAACTTAATAAGTGGTGTAAGAAAATTTAAAGAATTCAGACCATGTTTTAAACATTATTTAGGAAGTAATGTAAAATCACAGTTATCAAGAGTGCCAATGACTGATTGGGAAATAGCTATATTTTTACCAGTTGAACAATTTAAGAAAAGTGGTAAACAAGCAATTTGGCAAGATAGTCTTAGACAAGCAAATAGTCCTGGTTTCAGTGCTAAAAATACTAAAGCTTATTACACAAGGAACATGAAGAAAAAATGAGCATAGAAAGATTAAAATCATTAGTAAGTCAAAAAGGTGGATTAGCAAAAGCTAATAGATTCAATGTTATGTTTACACCACCAACTCAATCTCTTTTAAATTTAAATTTTCAAACTGCCATAAGTGCTGCAGTATCAGGAAATTTTAGTGCCAAAAATTTTGTTAATGACCCAAGAGATATTTCATTACTATGTGATTCAGTTATTATACCAGGTAAACAAATTACCACACTTGAATACCAGGCACATAAAGAAACAGTTAAAATACCTTATGGATATGTAGAAGCTGAAGTATCATTAGGTTTTTTATTAACAAACGATTACTATATGAAAACTATCTTTGATAAATGGATAAATACTATAGTAGACCCAGAAAAATATTGTGTTGCGTATAAAGATGATATAACTTGTGATGTAGTAATACAGCAGTTAGATGAACAAGATACGCCAATATACGGGGTTATGTTGGAGAATGCATATCCAACATCGATGAGTGAAATCACGCTATCAAATGAAAGCGTTTCGCAAATTCAAAAATTGAATGTGAATTTTACTTATGATAAAGCGGTACCGCAAGGACCGTTAAGCAGTACGGGTAGCTTAATTAAAAGTGTGCTATCCATATTTGGATAATAATATAGGAGAATATTATGGCTTTACCAGAGCTAAATACAGCTAGGTATGAGATGGTAATACCATCAACTGGAGATACTATTTCTTTCAGACCATATCTAGTTAAAGAAGAAAAGATATTAATGATGGCTATGGAGTCTAATGATAATAAAGTTATTATGAAGGCTACAGCAGATGTTATTAAATCTTGTGTTAATGATGAACTTAATATAGATGAGTTAGCAATGTTTGACATTGAAACAATATTTCTAGAATTAAGGTCTAAATCAGTTGGTGAAACAGTTGATTTAAAAATAAAATGTGAAGATGAAGAATGTGACGTTGTCAATGACATAGTTATAAATTTTGATGATATTGAAAGACCAGTAATGACTGATGAAATTAACAAAATTATGATTACTGATGAAGTAGGTGTTGTAATGAAATATCCATCTATGAAATATATGGAAAAATTAACTGAAGTCGGAGATACTGATGCTGAACAGGCAATGAATATGATAATGTCTAGTATAGATGTAATCTTTGATAAGGATGAAGTATATCCTGTAGAAGATGAAACTAAAGAAAACTTGCAAAAGTTTATAGATTCTTTAAGCACTGTACAATTTATGAGATTATCAGACTTTTTTAGAGATATGCCTAGTTTAAAACATGATGTAGAGTTTAAATGTACTTGTGGAAAGGAACAAAAACAAGAATTAAGAGGACTTACTAGTTTTTTTACGTAGGCCTTTCGCACGATAGTCTTGTAAACCATTATAAGACAAACTTTGCAATGATGCAGCATCATCAATATTCTTTGACAGAATTAGATAATATGGTGCCGTGGGAAAGGGAGATATACATAGCTCTTCTCAAGGAACATATAGATAAAGAAAACGAACGGATAAAAGCCGAAGAAAGGAGAATGAGATAATGGCTGAAGTACAAGATAACAGCAGAAATGAAGTAGAAATAGACTTAGATAAGTATATGGCTATGATTGAAAAGCTAGATGAACAAGAGGACCAAATTA